TAAAGTCTTTTCATCAGATCCCTTATAGCCATAAGAAAAAGATTTACCCATTTTTAGGTTTTCTATAAATCTTCTTGTAGCTGTGTTAGCAGCTAGTTCAACTTCAAAAGGTTCAAGTTTTATTTTCATATCCAATCAATAGTAGGTTTAGCATTATAATTAACATCAAATATAAACCAAGCAAAAGCCATTAGACCACCTTTTTTATCATTTCTTTGAAAGCCTAATCTTCTTGAAAATACTAAAACTTTTTTTAATTTATCTTGATAGAATATTGTTGAAGCTCTTTTTTTACCTTCAAGAAAAGATAGTTTACAAAGTAAAGCCATTTTATTATTTATGCTTTTTAGTCCATGTATTGTAAATTCAGTTGCTAAATTAAATGGTGGGTTAGTTACAATATTATCAAATTTTTTATTTGTTTGTAAAAAGTCATGTTGAACACCAAAACCTCTGTCAATTAAATCAGAACTGTAAACATCATAACCTTCGCTTATTAATAATTTTGATATTGCTCCATCTCCACAAGCACACTCCCAAATATTACCAATAAATTTTTCTCTATCTAATAAAGCATTAGTTGCATAAGGAGGTGTAGGGTAAAAATCATTTTCAACCCTATTGTTATTTAAGTTATGACCAACTAATTGTAGTGTAGATTTTCTCATTTCTTATCCTTTCTATTTTCCCTAAACATTTTTAGCATTTCATAATAAGCCTTACCACCGGCATATTCTATTTCTTCATTCAACTCTTTTTTTGCAATTTGATTAGGCACATTATCAAGTTTTGTATGCCAAATTTTTTTAGCATAGCAATCAGCACATAAAGGTTTGCCGTTATGTTCTATTAATGCTGTCATTACGCATTCGCTGCATTCTTTCCATTTTTCCACTTCAGGATATAAATAACTCATTTAAACACTTTCTCAAAGACCTATTCCTTTTCAGTATCGGTGCAAACTCTTGACTTAAATAAGCTGTCTTTTCCTCTCCTATTTTATTAATATCAACTTCATTTAAATCGCAAATAATATGCCAAAGCTCATGATAAATAGTTTTTGCCATACTCATTTTTGATTGATTTGGGTCTATAGTGAGTTGTAATTTACTACCCTCATACAAACCCCAACAATCTTTTAATGTTTTCCAATAAACTTTTATTTTTTTCTGTTTATATTTAATTATTTTGAATCCAATCCTCTTCTTTTTCATAAGTCATTTCCTCATCAAATTTTATATTTTTCAAAAAAGGTTTTATTTTGTTCCAATCTTTTATACTTGGATAAGAAAAACAATTATCTTTTCTAAACCAATGTTCAATTTTAGTTTTTGGTATATCAGTATTATTTTTAAGTATTTTTATTGTTGTATTGTTTCTTATATATTTTAAAAAATCTTCTTTTTTTGGTAACTTAGGTCTTACCATAAAAGGTTTGTCGTATTGATTAATCAAATGAGGATTTTGTTGTAAATATTTTTTTGCAACATCTATTGATAAAGTTATTTGCACTCTTGAATTAGATTTTCTGTTAATTTTACCTTTTAAAATTTTAGCTGCATAAATAAAATTATCTTCACTTATATCCATAGCTGTTGGTGTTCTATACATCATATTCAGCATGGATGATTGCTTTTCCGATTTGATATGCGATTTGTGGGATGATTGAATTTCCAAGTGATTTAATTCTGTTGGATCTATCTTTGTCCAATTCATAGGATATCCCATGAGGAACTCCACAAAGTTTGGATTGAGTTTGCCACCAGGTTTGTTGTTTTTTAAAACTTGAATTAAAAATTTTTCTTGATTTATCTTTCTTTTGCAAGTTATCGGATTGTAGGCTATGTCCTTGTAATCCGATGCTGTTGGTGTTTTGTACATCCTCTCTAGGTAAAGCATCGCATCCGACAGCTTTGCTCCGAAGGTGCTGTTCGGTTTGTTCTTCTTTCGGAGTATAAAACCTCCAGATTTCGTTTGCTCTACTCTCTTGCTCTGTTCTCCTCCCTCTTCGCAACCTACTGTTGGAGTTGGGTACATTACATCCGATAATCCAAACTCTTTTTCTTTGATGCCAAGCACCGATGCCTGAAGCTGGTATAACAAGACATTGGACTTGGAAACCTTCTTTTTCCAAATCAGTTTGCACCTGTCTGAGTACCAAGCCATTGTTGATGTTAATAATACCTTCAACATTTTCGCCAACAAACCATTTTGGTTTTGTTTCGGCAACAACTCTAATAGTTTCATCCCAGAGGTAACGATCATCGTCTTGTCCTCTTCGTTTTCCTGCAACTGAGAATGGTTGGCATGGGAATCCTCCTGAAACAATGTCGGCTGTGTAGTTTGATCCTTTAACATTTCTTATATCCTCCTCTATTGGTATATTTTTAAAATTTTTCTGCAATACTTTTTGGCAAAATTTATCTTTTTCTACAAATCCTATAGTTTTGATTCGTTTTGTAGCTTCCATTCCTAGCGAAAAACCACCAATTCCGCTAAATAAATCAAGTAATCTAAGCATATTCGCTTGTAGATTATTTAATAACTTTAATCAAGATGTATATTGCTTTTACAATATTTGTTCTATATAACCGAATCAATGCTGATAAAAATAGGTAAGGAATGGAAACATAGAAAGGATGGTGGTTGCTTTTCGGCAGATCATCTTTCTCCCTCACAACTGACAAAACCTACGGATCAATGGTTTTATAACTATTGCGTCTTGTCTGAAGATGAAAGAAAGAAGCTACCACCGAATATGAAAATGATATTTGGAGCTATGATTGGAAGAGCTTTGCAAGATATGGTTGTTCATAAATTAACAATAAAAGAAGTAATGGAAGGGAAGAAAAATGGCTGATGAAGGTTATAACCCAATGCAAAAGACATTGGAAAATTTACAAAGGGAAAACCAACATCTTAAAAGAGATGTGCAAGAAGCTGAAAGAATAAATAATTCACATAAAATTGCTAATGGTAAAATGAATTTACTAATTAACAATCTTCAATTTGAAAACAAAAAATTAAAAAATAAAGTTACAGAGTTGGAGGAGCAAATAAAACAGAAAGGGTCAAATGACAAAGCAAAAATCAACTGAAGAAAAAGAATCTAACAAAGGTTCATTCAAAGATAGATATAAAAAATGTTTATCAGAAATAAAAAAAATACCTACAGTAAATATTAAGGGTAAAAAATATTCTACTGTGGCTGAAAGATTTAAACATTTAAAAGAGTATTTTCCTGAATCTAAAATAGATGAACAGTTATTACATCATGATAGTGATAGAGTAATAGCTAAGACAACATTATATATTGGCGATCAACCTTATGCAGTTGGTCATAGTGAGGAGTTTCGTAACGCATCATTTATAAATAAAACAAGTGCAATAGAAAATGCTTTTACAAGTAGCTTAGGAAGATGTTTAGCTGCCTTCGGATTAGCAGGATCTGAATATGCTAGTGCAGATGAATTAACTGTAGCCTTACTAAGTCAAGGTATGAATGACAAAAAAGTTTCTATCCTGGATAAAATAAAAGTACAAACAACAGAAACAAAGTTGAATAAACTTTATTCAGATTGGAAAACGGAAAATGACACAATAGAAAAGTCATTTAACGACAGACAAAAGACCATACAAACAAACGGAGGACAACATGGCAAATCAAAGTGGTAAAGAAAAAGACTTTGTTCTTTTTGAATATGACCCAACAAATGAGAGAGCTGTAAAAATAGATTTCTCAGGTAATATTAAATTAAATAGTGGTGTTAAGGGAACTGTATTAGGTTCTAAGGGTTCATCAAAAGATGGTAACACTAAATTTATAAAAATTTTTAAGCAAGTAGGAGTTTTGTTTAAGGGTGATGATAATAAATTTACAGGAGATATTAACGATGTTGAGATTGGCGGTAAGAAAGCATTAATAGGTTGGTTAAATGCAGATGCAAAAGTACCAAACATTAGTGGTTATTCTAACGAACCTAAAGAAAAAGGTAGCCAAACTAACAAAATGAACTTCTAATGGATGTTATTGTTGTAGTCATGCACTTGTTGAATGGGTCAGTAGCTGAGGCAACTGTTTCAATTACTGCACCCAAAATGTTATGCCAAGATGCTTTTAAAAAAATAGCGGTGTTTGACACAACAAACAGCGAAGTCAGATATAAAGGTCAAACAGTATTGTTAAATTATTGTAAGGATAAAAATGGCGAACTCATCAGATAATGTAAAAAGGGTCAATAGAGTTGCCAAAGATATTGAAAAACTGTTGGAAAGAAAGGCTGATGAGTATGGTAGTTTTACTAAAACAAGCTATTTTTTTCATGGATTTTTAGAATCTTTAATATCTGCACACAATGGAAAACAAATAAAAGTGCCTAAAAATATATTTGGTGTGTGTATGATGGCTATTAAAATATGGCGAACTATAACAAATCCAAGATATAAAAAGGATAGTTATGATGATACAGCAGGATATAACGAACTAAATAGAATATTTGATATGGAGTTAAATGACAAAAAGTAAAATACCCATGACACCAGTTATGCTGCGTCTATTGAATTTTATTAAAAAATACTATAGAAAAAACAAATATATGCCAACTTTTCAAGAAATGGCAGAGGGTTTGGACTATAAATCTAAGAACTCAATAACTGTCCTAATAGATAAATTGGCTAACAGAAATGACCTTAAGAAAATTAAAGGTTATAGGAGGAACATAGAATTAAATGACTAAAGTACAAAAAGATACACTTGCTGAACTGATGGTCAATTTTAAAGAAACTTTTGAGGGTGCTACTGTAGAGGAAGCTACAGAAAAAGCTCATGCCTCAAAAAAGCCTAGCGATTCCGCAGAAGTAATAATCACCGATAAGCGGTTTGTTAGGTCTAATATTAAACTGATCGGTGAGAAAAAAAATGACAATAGAACCAAAAATACTCAAGGATCTGGAGTCGAAGCAAGAGAGGTTGTTAAGTAGTATGTACAAGCATAAAACTTTATATCTTAAAAACAAAGCTAGATTACCTCAAATTGCTGAGAAGATCATGGAGTTGAAACAAAAACAAATAAGAATTAGCACATAAACTAATTCTACAGTTAAAAGTTGCAACAAGGGTTAAAGGGTTCTTTGTCTTAAATGAAAGGAAACAATGTCAGACATTAATTTTGAAGAACAAGAAAAAGAGTTTTATAAAAAACTAGGTATTGCACTTCGTAATGCTAGAAGAGCTGCGTATAAAACTCAAACGGATGTAGGTCAATCTATAAACGTAACTTTCCAACAAATTCAAAAGTATGAGAAAGCTACTAATTATCCTAAAGAATTTAGAACTAGAAAAATGGTTGAATATTTAGGAAGAGATTATGAAACTTTTTTAAAAGAAAACAATGTTCACACCAATTAGGGAAAAGTTAAATACATTAATACCAGATGCAAAAGAGATTGATGCCTTCAATCATTTTTCAACTATTGTTGAGAGAATGATTGTTAATGGTCATGCTGCACATAAAACAATACCTGGTTATGATAAATGTAAACCTGAAATAGAAACTTATAAAGTCTTTGATGGTATTACTATACCTGTACATGGTTATGCAGATTTTAAAGGTAAAATCATTATAGAAGATAAATGTAAGTTTCCAAGAAGAGGTAGGGTAAAGAAAGATGGTACTAGAAGTTGGTCAACCACTAAGCTACCTGAAACTATTGAACCCTACCACTTAATGCAAACAGACTTTTATCATTATGCAACTGAGTTACCTATATATATTTGTTATATCAATGAAGAAAGTTTTAAAGTATTTAGTGCAGAAAACTGTGAGTTGCTTACACCTGAAAGTATAGAAAGCAGAAAAAAAGATTTTATCCAAAGATGTAAAGTAAGACAGAATCTTATGAAAATATCTAACGATGTAAATGTTTTGAAAGATTATATTCAACCTGATTTTGAAAATTATTTTTGGAGAAACGACCTAGATCCTACATATTTAGATAATGCTAAAAAGTTTTGGTCTAGTTAATATTTGGTGGCAATCAATGCTGTAAGCAGTATTCCCCTGATTGCTACCTAATATTTACCAATCATTAAAATGTACTGTTCTTCGTTTTAAATATTTATCAAAGCAGCTAGACACACCTTCAGTATGAGTTTCGCAGAATACTTTATGCTCTGCGTTTATAATCCAACCACCTTCATTTGATGTATGTTCTTTTTTACAGAAATGACAAGAACCCACAACCCTTGAAACATTTTTCTTGCTCCAAGTTCTTTTCTTCATGTTCTTGCGTAATTAGGTCTTTTCCCTTTCCTTGCTCTTCTTTCAGCTTTCTTTTTCCTTGATACGGCTGCTCTCCTCTGTCCTGATGACATAGCTCTTGCTTTTGCTAACGGCACACATTTAGGATAGTTCTTTCTTTTCTCACCTTTTGATCTACCACATTTTGGAAAAGAACCATCAGGTCGTCTGTTAGCTATATCAACCCAATTAGCTCTTACCCATGATCGTAAACCTTTTGACATTATCTTTTCTTTCTTTTCTTTTTCTTACGACCACCAGGAACTATCTTACCTGAACAAACAGCAGAGGCATACATATTTGCATAAGCGGAAGGATATACCTTGAACTTTCTTTTTGCTGCTGCTTTACCTCTTGCACATAACTTTGCCATTATTCAAACTCCTTAATGATTTCTAATTTGTGTTCAGCATTAGCTATTTTTGTTAATTGTTTGTCTATCTCTTTAAGATGTTGAGGATGTTCGCCAATGCCAACACTATTCTCTAAATATATTTTTACAGTTGCGTCAGCTTCAGCTAATTCAGCTTCGTATCTTTTTTCTAACGCATCTAGTAATGCTCTCTTCATCCTCTGTGTTTTTTTTGTACCACAAATGATGCAGCTTTTACAGCACCTTTATGTGGTTTATATGCACCTTTCATAAGTTTATATCTACCACCAGATTTTTTCATCCAATGAAAACCTTTTGGTGCTTTTACTGTTTTCTTCATTATTTTCTCTTCTTTCTTTTTCTTAGTTTAGCAAAATCAGCACCAGTTATTTTATCTCTTGGTGGTGCAATCCTTGCTATCTTCATTTGTTTTTTACTATACTTTTTGTTTTTACCTTTTGGCATTTATTCTCCTATATTAGTTCCCACCGACTCTCCCAGCTTAACATATAAGCTACACCTAGCATACTACTTCTTTTTTTTTCCTTTTTTCTTTTTCTTTTTTTTCATTACTTTTTTTCCGTACATTTTTCCTCCTTTCTACCAATTTTTGCAAGACCAATATCTTGCAGAAAAAACATCCTTAGCAGTAGCACATTTATGTCTAGCTCTAAAGCTCTTTCTAGCTGCTGCATTTGATTTACGAATTTTCATATTAGCATCACCATATCTAATAATTTTTTCTCTACCACCTTTACAGGCTTTGACTACAAATTTTTTGCCACCAGAAACTTGTCGTTTAGGACTATTACATTTCATGCTAGATTTGTTTATTGCCATTCCTTGTAACCTTCTTTATCTTTTATCAAAGATTGCTTTCTATTGCTACCATCTCTTTTGTAACTAACATGAATCCAACCGCTATCAGCTACACTTTCTTCATAGTATTCGCTGATAAGTTGGTCATAAAGAAAGTTGTTTTTTATGTGTGCAGCAACTTGTTTATTGTCAAATCCTGGTATTTCAAAATCTACAGCTTCGCCTTTACAATGCTGTGATCTTGATGATGAACCTATAGCTTCAGATAATTTTTCTGATCTAAAACCTGAGCTGACCATTATGGGTCTTGATTCATAATATTCTCTCAATGGTTCTAATATGTTTTCACATAATGCTTTTAGGTTTTCTATTTGTTCTTCGTTTGGTGTGTTATCTAAATTAAGCCTAGCTGCTGTGCCTGATTTAATCATTTCTTTTAGACTAAAATGTTTTGATAATTGTGTCATAGTTATGCTCCATGAGGTAAAGTGTTTTTATCATAATAACAGTTAAACTTAACTATTATTTCATGCTTTACTATATCTTCTTTACCAATTTCTTTAGTTTTTTCAATAGCTTCAGTATAACCGCCTATTAAACAGTTATATAGATTATCATAGTGTCTAAGAAAATGAGGTGACATACAATCACCTGCTATTTGACTACACATTATCATTACTAAGGCTACTTTCATGGATGTTTCAATAATTGTTCATTTGTTTGTTTTAAGTCTTTAATTTTTTTTTCAAGTTCTTTAACTTGTTTATTTGCTTTCTCTAAATCGTCATTAGCATATTCTAGCTTTTGTAAACACCTTTTATTTGCAGAATCTTTGCTTTTATTCTGATCTTCAAGTTCGTCAACTTGCTGTTTAAGTATTCGCACTTGATCCTTATACTCACTAATAATATCTCTACTTGTGTCGGACATAAGTTTAGATTATTCAGATATTCCTATTATCCAAAGCATAATAAAAATATAACAGATTACTTCCATTATTTTTTCTTAAAGGTAGATACACCCTTGATACCTAGTATCGTACTGAAAGCTCCTACTACTAAAGCCTGATAAAACATCGGAAGGTTAGAAAATTTATCAAAGAAAATGTCTATCTTTGCTTGTATATCAGGGTCATCACTAAATACAGACCAAGCCAAAAGCAATAAAGGAATGCTTATAAGGATAAGACAAAATTCATCTTTCCAATCACCTCTATGAGAATCAATCACAGCTTTCTTAAACTCAACTTCACCATTAGCCATTTTCTCAGCTAACTTAAGTTCAGCAACTGATTCTAATTCTTTTGCTTTTCTCCTATTAGCAGCAATAGACATACCTGTCTTGATGACACTTGGTACTAATTTAGCTGCAATATTCATCCACATAATCTATTTATAAAAGTCTTTGAATAACCATTCAACATATTTTTTCCATAGTTTTTTTATGTATTTCATAGTTTTCTCCCTGTTGGTTGCACTCAAAACTGGTTTTACCTCTGTCAATAATGGTAAGTGTGATTGAGGTGGGTTGGGTTGTGCAGGAGATGGTCTATGCCAGTTAGTCATCTTTTGAAATCCTTATAATTTTTCCGTCTTTTACTTCTGCTTTTACTTTACTACAAACATAGCTAACTCTTGCACCACTATTTCTAGCTGCAATTCTTTTCTTTTCTAAACATTTAGATACGTTAGGCATAAGTGTATGTTCTTTTAATACAGCAGGTTCACCTAAAAACATTAACAAAGCAATTACTGTAGTCATAAAACTTTACCTTTATTCACACCTTCTTTAATAACATATTTTTGTGTTCCATTTGCTCCTATCTCAACTTCTTTTTTGAGGTGTTTTATATAACTCATTTGTTTAGCTTTTTTTTCCATATCAGAAATATATTTTAAAACTTTTTTAGTTATTCTATTCATTAGTGATTACCATTTATTTTTTTTTGCAACATATCTACTTGTTCCTTTAAATGATCTATGTTGACTTTGTTATATCTACTAGCTTCTATTTCTTTTTCTATGCTTTCTATTTGACCAGCAAGGTGTTCAATAAGCATATACATTTCAAGATTCTTTGGTTCTTGCTCAGCTTTTTTGAGCAGGTCTGCAGCAAAGAGGGTGTCTGCTGTTTCTAATTTATTTAATCTTTCCTCAACACCAAAGTAAGCCCAAACACCAAGAGCTACTGCACCTATGATTGCAACTAAATTTCTTATAGGTAAACTTATATTTGTATTATCGTTAATCTTCATAATCTACCATCAAAAGTCTTATACCTAATTTTTTTTGTTCCTTAGTTGTTGTTCTATGTATTTTATAAGAACCTTTAGGTTTGTTCTTTAATATCTTACCTTTAGCTCTTTTACGATATGAAATAGTTTTTATATCTAAAAGCTGTATTTTACCATTTTTGTCAACAATCACAATATCAAAAGGACAAGCAGGATCACAGCTCTTTGCAACATAATAACCAGCTTTTGTGAGTTTGGCGATTGTATCGTATTCGCCTACAGTTCCTTTGATTGATGAACTTTTGCCTTTTAAGACAGAAGATTTACGACTAAGTTTATTATCCCACTTAGACTTATTGTTACTGCTAACCATAGAAGTTTATAGATATTGTTCACCCTTCTATCAAGGTGAGCTAAGTGATTGTCTTTTATTGTTGTTATCTTCTCATGGATAAGTTTAACTTCGCCTTGTAGTTTTATAATCTCTTCTGAATTTCTTTGTGATTGTGTTTTCATTATTTTGTTTTTGTTGTCATTATCGCTTGTAGATATTCATTTATAGATTGTCTTGATTCAGAGTCTGCATTACCCATAATTACTCCTAATCTTCCAAGATGTTCAATAACACCATCAACTCCTTTATTACCACTAATTTTAATTCCTTGTGCTAACCATTTTATAAAAGATGGATTGGTCATTAATCTTGCAGAAACATTTGCACCCCCTATGACTAATGGTAAAGACAATAGAAATTGTGGTTGACCTAATATTGCAGCTCCACCACCTCCAATAAATGCAAATTGACCTACAAGTCTATCAGCAGTTCCTGATGGATTTCTAAATGTTCTACCACTCTCTCTTATAAAATTAGAGATATTTAATATTTCATCAAATTCTTTTTTCATACCTTTAGTCCAACCCTTACCACTAAATAAAGCATCCTTTGCTTGTTTAGATAATTTGCTATAATTTGTTAAAAAATTTTCAGATGAAAATTTACCTGCACCTTCAAATAAATCTCCTGATAGTGCTTGACCTGGTTGTATTCTACCTAATCTTTCAATTAAATTAGAAAGAAAAACATTATATTGATCTGTATTTAAACTTTTTTTAATAGCATTTAATCTTGATGCACCTTCTTTTCCTGAATTTATTAATAAAGAAGATATTTTGTCTGGATCAGCTACTTTTGATATAGGCTCTAAATAGTTTTCTATTCTTTGTAAACCACTTTGATAATATTTATTTGCTCTTAATAAATCATTTAATCCTTTTTGATTTCCTTTTAAAGCAACTTTAATATCATCACTTAAAGCACCATAAATAGTTTTTAATTGTGATTTATCTACAGGATTTACCAAATCAAAACTTCCTAATTTGTTTCCAATTTTTCCTTTAATAGATTTTACAGCTTGATAAGGTAATGTTCCGCCACCTTTTGCTAGATCACTTTCCAAACCTTTTAATACATCATCTAAAAATTGATTTTGAAAAACTATGCTTGTTTTTTCTGCTCCTTTAACTGGTGAAACAATATCTTTTAATTTTTGAACTGTTTTGTCTAGTTTAATACCTTTATCTTTTGGTAAATATTCATCAAGTTTTCCATATAAAACACCATTTCTAGAATGAAATCTGCCAACAAAACCATTTGAAGCATTTACTCCATCTTTAATACCTTGATTTATTACTCTTCCAACAGCAACCTCATCAGCAGGTAATGTTTTATTTATAGATTTTGATGCTAAATTTATTGCTTTTTTTCCAAGTTGATCTTGTGCTTTTTGTGCTACTGTTGATATTCTACCAGAACCTCCTGGTATATTACCTAAAACTAATTCAACAGTTTGTAACCCTCTTTTTTGTGTAACTTGTCCTAAAGAAGGTGTAACACCTGCATCAATATAATTTTTTAATCTTTCAGATGTAGCTTTACCTGTTTTTCCAAATCCTGTTATAGCACCTTTAAATCCTTTTGCTATTAAAGGAGCAACAGCTTGTCCTACAGATCCAAAAGCAAAATCTGTCATTCTTTGTGCAGCATGTTCTTTATTAGTTCTTAAAACTTCTGAACCAAATTGTTTTGCAACTCTCTCAAAAATTTCAGCACCAGCAGCCATACCTGCACCTGATCCTGCAATAGCACCAGCCGCAGTACCAGCACCTGGAACTATACTACCAGCAGTACCACCAGCAGTAGCACCAACGGCAGATCCAATTACTTCTGTAATTTCTTTACTTATATCTATAAAATCACCAAAGTTGGTTTTTTTTTTATTATCTAATTGTAATTTATTTCCACTTTCATCTGTAACAATAAAATTATTTGATTCATTGGTATCAATTTGAACATCAGGATAAAATTTTTTAAGTGTTGCTATTTTAGATTCTAAATTAGGAGAACCCTCTACCAAAAATCTAATTTTATTTGGTATTTCTTTAAGTTGTTCAGGTTCTTGACCTGGAACAAAATTTTCTACTATTTCTACTTCAGGAATTTCTGCCATGTTATTTTTTTATTTTAAATTGTCTGCCATCTGGTAGCTCATAAACAATAGATTTTGTTGCACTATCAAAGCCAACAACATTTGCTTGACTTGAATCAATAATTGATCCGTCTTTTAATTTTACTTGTTTTGGTCTGAGGTCTGAAGATAAAAAGACTTTGTTTGGTTCTATTTTATATTCATTCAAAGATGGCATAAATGAATTTTTAAAAGCATCAAATTGTTTTATGTTTGTGTTGTAAAGCTGAGTTCCTGTTTGCACAAAATCTGCTCTTTGTTTGGTTGTTAATTTTTGACCTGTTATAGTTTTATTATATAAATTCCAAATTCTATCAGGAACAGCACCTGCACTTTGTGCTGTTGCTTGTTCTCCCTCTCTTACTACAGATGTTGGATCTAATATTTTCATGTATGTAAATATCATTGACATATCACCAGCAGCAGTTTCTCTCTCTGAACTTGTAAGTAATTTTTCATATTGAGATGTTGCTGTATTAAAATCTTTTACAACAGAATTACCTGTAAATAATCTTTGTAAAGTTTCTGTTTGATCTCTTGCAATTTTTCCTGTGTTCTCACCTTTAGGAACAAATCTACCAGGTTCAGCATTTCTAAATTGTGTATTTGTTATAAGTACATTCTTACCAGTTTTTGTATCTTTTGCTTCAAAAGGTTTTTGAGCTTTAGGAGTTAATGCTTTTTGTATTTGTGCAGCTTGTAAAACAGCAGGAGTTATAGCACTAAAAGGATCTGAACCTTTTACACCAGCTCCAAGTATGTTTGCACCTATAAGTAATCTAGCTGTAGGATCACTCATCAAACCACCAAGTAATCCATCTGTTGTCATGTTAGTAGATAACAGATTATTTTGATTCTGTTCATTTTGGGCTTGTCGCATGAATAATAATTTTCTTAAATCTATTGCCATTATATTAATCCTCTTGATTGTAAATACTCTATGTTAAAAGGGTTGGTACTCAAATTTGTAGCCGTTAAACCTCCATACGGCTGCGTAGAGTAGCCAAACTGCTGTGCTAAGGGGGTAATACTCAAAGTATTAGCAACATTAGCCTTAGCTGTATTATAGTCGTTTTCTAGCTGAGATGAAAGCCCAGATTGGTTATTCATATTAGCAAAAAACTTATTCACCATTGAATCAACTGGTTGTTGTCCTGATTGAATAAATGGTGCTTGTGGTATCAATCTTCTTACCTCATCTGATTCAGATTGAGATAAATTTTCTAAATTACTGACATCTCCTGTTTCGTATAAATCTTTAAAAGATTGACTTCTAAATCCTGCATCAAATGCTTGTTTGTCTAATTGTTGTTGAGTTTCTAAATCTTCAGAAGAATAATCAGTAGTTAATCCTCTTGATTCAGCCCAATCACCAACTGTAGAAACATAATCACCTTCTCCAATACCATCTTCACCAGTTATACCTGCATACTGATTTTCAGGTGTTCCAAAAATATCTGATATAGTTCTAATACCTTGACCTATCAAACCACCACTTTGTATATAATCTGAAACTCTATCTCCAAATGTTGGTTCGTTAGTTGGTGTTACATTAAATTCCGTTCCTGTTGTGTAAGTAGCATCAATGTCGTCACCATTACTAAAATTATCATTATCTCCACCTCCATAAGTTGTTTCAGTTCTAGTTCTTTGACCACCTAATTCAGGTGATCCTTCAAAACCTGTTGAATAAGAAGAATATTGATTTGCTGATCTATTCGCAGCAACATTTTGTGCTTCAAACCCTAGATCACCTGTATCAACAGCAGATGAACTTCCAGAATCAGATCCTGAACCTGAACTCATATCAACCTCCAAAAATTATAATGACTAAACAAAAAGCTATAAACATTCCTATTAAGGCTTTGCTAGGATTTTTTTGTATCTTGATGTCAAAGTCGTACATGATCTTTTTTATTTTATCCATTAAAGTAATCCTCCTAATAATCCTACACCTGCACCAAGTAAAGGATTGAAACCTAAAGCTGAACCAAAGATTGCTCCTCCTGCTGCTGTTGTAAGTGGGTTTGCTCTTGTATTAACACCACCAGATGTTACAGGAAATCCTGATGCAATAGGTGAAACTAAACCTGCGTATTGTTGCAAGGCTTGAGCTGGTGCTAAATTTTGTTGTCTTTGTAATTGTTCTAGTTGTTGACCTGTTTGAACTAAACTAGGTGTTCTTGTTGCAATACCTAATTGTCTTTGTCTTTCATTACCAAATTCTTGAAATGCTAAAGGTAATGCTGTTTGAGCTACTTGAGCTATAGCTTGTTGTTGTGACATTGGACTACCAGGTGTTCTACCTGCACCACTAAATTGTTGTGCAACATTAGTTGATATGTCTGCTGCTGTTCTTTGTATAAGTGGAGATAAAAAAGGATTTAAATATTGTCCGCCAAGTGTTGCAGCTAATTGTTGATTGGCTGCGTTTGCCATTGTTTCTTGAGTAGCAAGACCTTGTAATGTTTGTTGAGTGGGTGGAACAAATCCTGCTGCACCAACACCTTGATTATAAAGTTGACCAGCTTCAGAAATAATTTGATTTAATGCTGGTTGTGCTGCTGCATAAGGTTGAACTGATTGTGTAGTTGTTTGTTGACCGCCTGATGATCCTCCGCCAAAACTCATTTTTTCTCCTCTTGTTTAATCTTCTTTTCTAAAACAACATGAGTTCTTTGATACCCATAATTGTTTAAAATTTTTTGCCAACCAGGTCTAGCTATAAGCTCCATCATTTGACACTCTTCTTCTTTAGCAAACTTTTCTATATCTCTTACTAAGTATTGCCATTTGTGTCTTTGTCTGCCAGTCATAATATAAATATGGCAAACTTTACCTAGTTGTCGTTTGATAAGTTCAGTAACAACAACTCCAAAATATTTTTCTATGGGTGTTGCTTTTGAATTATCCCAAAGAACCCAAACTTGAAATTTACCTTCTTTGGCAGTCTTTAAAACATAATCAGAATTGGTAAGTTGACTTGAGTAGTGTAAAGCATTTCTAATATCTTTTTCAATTAGACCCCATACTTTATCAAGTTCTTTGATAGGTATTCTAACTAATTCCATAAATACACTAATAAAATAACATTGTTAAGCACTTTTTTCATCAAATATCTCTAAATAGCTTATCATGCCTTCAATTTTATTAGCAGTATCAACCTGTATTTTTATTATATCCCCACTCTCTAAAACAAGCGGAGATAACACACCATTATCTGTAGTGTCGGCAGCTATGTCCTTATGATAGATTTTGAAAGTAGCAGATGCTGAAGAATCTGTAACAAATATTTCAGTTTGTATTGCACCACTATGATCGTTGTTTATTTGTATGCTTTTGATAATAGCTGTTCTATCAGTAGGACAAGTATATACAGTTGTTAAATTTGTTGTGCTTAAATTAAAACCTGCGTTCTTATAAACATTAGCCATTATCTTGCCGTAGAT